CTTTATAAGTAAGTTATTATCAGGACATCTAGGCTATAGCTTAGGATGGGGACAAGCAATAAGAGCTATTAACTTAAACCCTCTTGTGAATGTATTGACGTAATAAATAAAGCCCCTGAGAAGGGGCTTTATTTTTATGTAGATCCTGTTGATCCAAAACCTTTATCACCACGCTCAGTAGTTACTGAGAACTCCTCTACAAACTCAAGGGTAGGTCTTGTAATAGGTACGAAGACTAACTGAGCCAATCTCTCGTATGCTTTGATAAGATATGTTTCTGTGCCCCTATTGAGGATAGATAAGATAAGCTCACCTTGGTAATCGCTGTCAATTAATCCAATGGTATTACCTAGGACAATGCCTTTGCTACCTAGACCTGACCTAGGTAAGATCAAAGCACAGTAACCAGTATCAGCTATATGTATAGCGATACCTGTAGGTATCTTAACTGTCTCATTAGGGGCTATTGAGATATCCCATTCAATGGAAGCACGTAAGTCTAGAGCAGCACTACCTAAGGTAGCATACTCTATAGGAAATACGTCCATTATTCTATTAAGTCTTTTGATTTCTACTTTATTCATTGGTTACCTAAGTCAGTTATTATGGCTTCACATCTAGGATTGTCTTTATCCTTAGAGCCATATAGATTAGTGGTGCTAACGACAATCGTGTGATTGTCATCAACTATCACACCACCCGCTACTAGTGTATCCAAGAAGAACTTATCTACTATGCTACATATGTTATTAGTGTCGCTAGCAGCATTAGTACGAGGATATATAACATAGGTTACAGACATCTTGGCTAGTTTAGGGAGATGTGCTATCAAGGGTAACACTTCCTCTGTAAACTTAATCTTTACCTTGTTACGAGTGAATCTATGGGTTGTAGTATACACATTAAGATTAAGATAATGCTTCTTATCTTCCTGCTTCTTATTCTTCATCATAATGTGTAGAGGTAGAGATATTACCCAGCTGGTCATTTCTTAAAGAACAGGGGTTTTACAAAAATAGGACTAGAACTTGCTGTAGGCACAGAAGATTTAGCTACCTCTTTAGATTTGTCCTTAGTAATGCCTTGATTCAGTGTTAACCATTTAGGTGCATAGACAGGCACTCTGTCTTTAGCCTCTAACTCATTAGCTGTGAAGCTATCCTCATTAAGGAACTTAACAATTGCATTAGTTTCTTTTGTTTCAGCAATATCTACATACTCACCAGCTGAATTCTTCTCTTGCTTGTTTACAAGGGCTTTGATTAAGGCTACCTTAACTTTCTTACCGTGTAGGTTTACTAAGCAGTCTGTAGACCTTGGAACTTCTTTACGTGCCTCAAAGTCGTAGATGTTAATGAGCTTCTCTTCTAAGTCTTGTGAAGTTAAAGGTAGACCTGTAGCCACAATACAAAGATCATTAATGAGGGTGAAGCCAATCATTGGATATGTCTTACCATCTCGTTCAGTGTAAGATTTACCACCTTTTGCTGTGTTACTTGAAACATAGATAGTCTCACGATACTGTTTATCTTTACCCATATTAAGGATTAGGTTAACAGCCTTAGCACCGCTTTTAGATACACTTGTATAGGCTACAGAGACTGTAGCTTCATAGATGTCACTATCAAATAGGCTACGACCACCTAAGCTGTCAGTAGTTGTTACGATGTCTTTAGGTTGTTCTAATGATGCGAAGAAGTTATTCATAATTTATTTACTTATTTTTATTTTGTTTGTGGAAGTTGTCTAACATGTCAATTAATAGCTGTGTATCGTTGTCCATGTATGTATAGGGTCTAGTGAATAATGTATCGGGTGTTCTCATTTTCTCTTTGAATGTGTCCTTGGTAGGTCTTGTTTGAAACACATACTTATAGGTGTCCTCTCTTTCTTCATCAGTTATATTTAAAATACAGTTCCCTAAATCCATTTGCTTCTGCATATAAGGCTCAAGGATTGATACTTTAACCCTTTTAGCTGCTACTACAGTAGAAAAGAAACTCTCAACGCCTACGTTCTTTAATGCACCTTTAATAGGTACACGTACAGTAAACTCTTCAGTAGCTGCATTAAGTATAGGCAGTACATGGGCTGTAAAGATTACAGGTGCATCAATAGCTGGGACTAACCGTTGCAACATGGTTTTAAAGAACTGTCCATAGTTAGACCATGCAGCCATACCATCGGAGCTCTTCTTATCTATGAATGCGATATGTGTACTTTCATAGAGATCCATGAGGAATGTAAGGGAGTCTATGATTATGCCTTTAAACTCTCCTTTATTCTCAGGTAAGGTAGCCCATGTAAGAGCTGCGGTAACCATGTCAGGGTCAGTTATATTACGAGAGGTAAAGGCGTTACTGAAGGGGAGTCTTTTCGTTATTGTTCAAAAGCATTCGTTAGATGCTTCCCGCTTTATACAAGCTGCTATATATTTCTATACAGACCAGACTATATCTTTACCTCTAATGAGGTACTTACCATTTCCATCTACTTAGATGTACTTCCCGAAGGAATAGTCGTTGAAGCTTACTCAATATAGTTATATTGAGTCTTGCCTGCTGATTGCCCAATCTTATAGGTTTTTAAGCATTCACGATTACTGTTACCAGTTGCGTTGTAGCCCTACAAGCTCTCAGATGTTTTAATACATATTCAGTGGTTGCATTTTTAGTATAGGGAATACGAATCAGTGTACCGATCTTATTACAGTAGGCTGTTTTTAATTGGTCACACTCTACAAAGTATTCATTATACCAAGGGTTATTAGGGTCAGTATGCTGATTGCCGTCCGCTTCTATATATAAATTTAACTCTGGTATATAGAAATCAATTCTTAAGGGGTATCCTTTTGGGGATACCAAATCTTCTGAAGTAACTTCACATATAACATTATCAAATTCTTTAGTTAATACAGAATAGATAGAGGCTTCAAAATGGGATTTTGACTTAACAATCCCAAGAGATTCTTGTATCTTTTTTATTGAAATACCAAATTTAGATACAGTCTTATTTGACCTACCTATTCCTTTTAGTATTTCACTTAAAGTAGAGTACTTTCCCTTATTAATAACGTAAGCAACAATTTCCTCTTCTATCATAGCTTTAGTTAATCCGCCCCTTTGTGCAGTTGTGGCACAACTTCTAGAGCAATAAATAAAGTTATGATAAATGTTAGAACTGTTGATTTTACTTTTACACTGTTTACATATTTTCATCTGTCTATGTCCTATAAGTTATCGAAACTTATTATAACATAAAAAGGGTGTTCCAGCAATTAAATAAGTTATCTGCTACATATTGCTATGTAGAGGGGCTATCTTACAAACCCGCTTCAACATTCAGGTATATCCAGTCATGCTGATCCCGTATGTTATATAGAGATCTTGACTTACCTTCACCTGAAACACCAGTAATAAGTACTAACTGGTCTAATCCTGAGAACTCATCTTTATCTTCTGAACTTTCACTCATATAGTGTCCTTGTATTTTTTAAATAGGGTAGCTAACACAGTAGTGTCTAACTCCTGCTGGGTTAATGGGCTTGCTGTCTTACTGTTTAGTTGTTTAATCTTCTCCTTAGCAGTGTCATAATCAATACCTGTATCAAATAGAACTAGGGCATACTTAATCATGTTATTGGATCTATTCCCTTCAACACCTTGTTGTATGAACCACCTATCCAATGAATCCATGGAAGCATACTTAGCTAGGACATTCTTATGCTCTATGTTCTTACTGGTAGCAGGAATGAATGGCAGGATATCAAATACCTTACCTTCTAGGTTGTAATAGTGATTACCTGTAGCACAGGTCTCCCACTTATGAGAACGTTCCCTAGAGGCACTGTCTAAGCCTTGTATGGGTAAGTAATCCATGACTGCTGTCAGTACTTCCTTATACTCATTGGAGTGAAGATTGAGGGCATAGTTAATAGGTATCACTAACCTATACCTATTTAGTTCAGGAGTACTTCTCTTAGTTTCATGGGTCATAAAGACATAGTCTTTAAGTAGCTCATGACATGTGTTCAGTGAAGTACCTCCATCACAATCCAAGACTAATAAGTTGAACCCTGTAATGACATTACTCTCACTCCTATGGTTACCTCTAAATGCATGGTTACACCAGTGTAGATTAGCTGATTGAGTTAACGTATGGAGTGCAGAGAATGGTGCTACAGTAGGTTCATAGTCAGAAGCCATGTGGTTACTATAAGATAACTTAACATGCTCCAGTGAAGTAGCCTCTAACTTCTCACCCGTGAAAAACTCAATACCATCGGTGAAAGACTTCTTAATGATGACGTTATTCTTATATCCCCAAGCAATAGCCAAGGACATAAGTTCACTTCTAAATACATTACCTGTCTTATAGAATGGAAGTGCCTCTGTTAAATCTGCATGAGTTACTTCAGTCTTTTCACCTGCTAGGAACTTAGCTAACTTAACATAGGGTTTATCTCTGTTTAAGATACCTTGGAAGGCTGCACCACTCTCTTCTACTAGTAAGATAGCCTGAGCTAACTGAGTGCTTGTAATGACCTCTGTACCATCAATAAAGGCATATGCCCCTGCTAACTTAAGTGCCTTGAAATATCTATGGGATATCTCAGCTTTCTTAATCTCAGCATGTTCAGGTAATGACTCAGCTAAGAGCTCACACTCACACTTATACTTGATTAGTTCAATAGCAGTTTCCCTAGGTAAGGATATCTTCTTACCGTAGTTAGTC